TTCACCTTGTTTAAACATATTACAGCTAACGCACTGACTTGAAACATTTCGTTCATCCCATCTTGTGCTGTAATGTTTTCTACTCATAAAATGTCCTGCTTGTATTTCTTTCCAATGTTTTACCACACCACAAGTTACACAAGTACAATATCCATTTTTATTAGCACTATTAACCCTTATATATTTACTAAATACTGTATCAAGTTTCTTTACAAGTTTACTTCTTGTTAATTTTTTAGGCACTTGTTAAATCTTTTTCATTCATATGTGCTTCTAATATATAACCATCTAAAGGACTTATAATAGATATAGCTTTGTATATTTTTCTACTAATAGCTTTTACTTTTTTCTTATCTGTAGTTGTAGAATCAATACCTAAATTACAATACATATGAGCATCTTCCATTAGTAGTTCATCTACTTTTCTTTTAGTAGACCAAGTTTTATAACCTTGTATTTTTCTAATTTTATCTTCTGTAATCATTATTTATATTTATACAAATATTATTTACATTCCCACTACCCCACCAAATTTACACTCTTTTTTTTTAAAATGTAAACTTTTTTAAAAATTAGTTTTACACATTATCTGCCTTGACCACGATATTTTTTAACGTAATTTTTAGAAGATTTAAGTTTAGATTGTTTGTTTTTACTATGTATACCCTTACGTTTAACCTTAACTTTTTTATAGTTAATAACTATTTGCTTTGCCATTACTGATGCTTGTTATTTCCAAATACTTTTTCTACTCCACGACTACCAAAATAACCACCTATAACGATGGATAATAAACCTGTGATACTATCTAATGGATAACCTAAATACCATCCTATTACATAGCTTATAGTTAGAAATACAAGGGTTAATGGTCTGACATTAGAAGATAACCAAGAACCACTACGTGCATCTGCTACCCACCTTCTTGTAGTACCATCTATTTCAGCACGTTCTATATCAAGTTTTTTAAGTGCTAAATCTTTGTCAGCATCACTCATTTCAGAACCACCTATAATAGCTTGTATAACGTTTCCTGCTAATGTATCACCTGCTACTGCACCAACTACATCAGGTATCTTGTTAAGTAAGAATTGACCTACCTTAGTATCCTTAAATTTCTTTTTTTCAGCCAAAAGTTTTTCTTATTAAAAATTCTAACAAACGAAACATAATATAACCTGTTATTAATTGCTCCATAGTGTGCTACCTACAGTGTTAGTATGTCCAGACTGAATTTGATTTTGAAGAATCGGTATCACAATGTATGAAGGTTTTAGCAATTCCCAAGCGTTTAAATCCTGCTCTAATAAGTGCATTAAGAATAATGTATCTTTCGTTACCTGATCTGACTGAAATGTCGGCTGCAACTCCAATGAGATGACTTGAGTTTGGAACTCCACCGACTTCTTCATTTCTTTTTTTTGTACGATAGCCTGAATTGATTTTGAATGGTATCCCTGCAATTTCACGTGCGTTGTTGAGCAATTCAAGAAAATTACTATCCATATTAACACCACTACCTTTGTGATCTGGTGAATCAAATTCATCTAACGTAAAGTATTTCATTTTTTTAACTTACTAATTTCTTCTTTTAGTTCGCTAAATTTTTGTTCTAAAGCGTCAGGTATTCCGTCTTTGTCTTTGTCGGTAAAAAGTCCGTATACAGTAAGCCCCATCATTATTGCAGTAGCAAACATTATTATTGAAATTATAATTATTAAAACATCCATATTCATTTATTTAGGTGTGAACCATCACAATAACCTTCTACGTTATTTGTGCATCCACATTTACATTTAGGTTTATTTTTCATTTCTATTGTTTTTATCATCAAAGTCCATTGCTGCCTTTAGTATAATTTTGTCCATCATATTATCTTGGTTTTGCAGCATTTCTCTTTGTAAGTTTATTACCATTTCTTCTAGTCTATCTTTAGCATCTACAAGCATTTGTATTTGATGCTCTTTTTTTTCTATAGTAGATTTTAATGCGTTTATGTCATCAGGCTTTGTTCCACTAATAGCACTTATGAGAACAGGTATTGAAGCTGCTATAGAACCTATGAGCATTAACACAATTTCTTTGTTAGATTCTAAAACAGGAAACTGTACAAACGTTATTATTATACCTACTATGAAAAAGAATATAAGTAAGCTACCCAAATAGGTACGTATCTCTCTCGCTACTCCGTTTTTAGGCAAATTCATTTCTTTAGTTTTTGTGAAATTGATATTATAGTGTAGCCAATAGCAAGTAAAAGACTAACAGCTTGTAGGATAGGATTTATAGCACTAACACTAAATGCCAAAGCAATTAAATTAAGGCTGTAAATCTTTACTTCTTCCATTTTAAATCAAATCCCAAGATTGGTTTTCTTCGTTCCAAGTATATTGCTCTCCGTCATTAGGATAAGAAACAGGGCAAACCCAAACGCAAGTTTCTTCGTCTAATGTCCAACTATCATAAGGCTGAGGCGAAATAAACGCATCCCTAGTAGAATCGTATTTATATCCTAAGCCTGCGTAATTTTTTCTAATTGTTCCGTTGTAAGAAGTTTGCACCCAAGTACTGCTTCCAAATAAAGCATTTAAGTATTGTTTGCCTTTTAGCTCACTTTCTGTTCCGTCTGCCTTTAATAAAACATCGTTTGGTACTACTAAAACCTCAGTGACTATATTATTTGAATCTAATTTTGTAAAATGTGCCATAATTAAGTTGTGTAGCTTCCAGAACCTTTAAAAATTAATATTGTATTTGCTCCGTCTGTAACAGCTGTTCCGCCTGTATTACCTGCAGAATTAAAATTTGAAGTTGCCATTTTAAACACAACAACTCCTGAGCCACCAGCTGCGCCATCTTGAGAATATCCACTTGCAACACCTCCTGCTCCGCCTCCTGTATTTGGTTCGCCATCTGTTGCATTTCCAGTGCCCACTCCATCAGTTGCGCCACCGTGACCACCTGTTCCTTGTGTTGTATCAGCTGCGCCACCGCCACCGCCTGCAAAATAAACGTCGCTTGAGACAACTTCACCGATACTTTGAGCACTTGCGATAGCTGTAGTTACTATTGTACTTATTAAACCAACTCCACCATTTCCACCTGTTTGTGGAGCGTTATCTTGTCCTGCAGCTCCTGCGCCACCGCCACCTGCACCTGCATATTCTCCGCCAGATGTAGAACCTGAGCCATTTCCACCATTATGACCGTGAGCAGTTAAAGGTGAAACGCTTGTAGTATTTGCATTACCACCTGCTACGTTTGTTCCGTTTTGTTGAAGACCACCTCCTCCACCGCCAGAGCCACCGTCACCACCTGCGCCTGAAAAAGCCGCACCACCTGCTCCGCCTCCAACAGCGGTATGTGTTCCACTTCCGTTTCCAGAAAGCACTATTTTTGATAAATTACCGTCATTACCTCTACTATGATAACCACCGGTGCCTGGTGTTCCTGCAGCTCCTCCTGCTCCTATTGTAACTGTAAAAGTAGTGCCTACGGCTACAGCTGTAAAAGTTCCTGTATGTACACCACCTGCACCGCCTCCGCCATTACCTGCGCCTTCACTAGAAGCACCTGCACCTGCTACTAAAAGAGTTTGTATATCGTTTGGAACTATTACTGCTCCGTAAGGCTTTAAAAATTTACGTCTTAACATAATTTGTATTATATATCACTACTATCAGCCGCAAAAGTTGCTAATGAATAAAAGAAAATTGGGTCTGTTGCTGAATCGTCAACACACTCTATTTGTATAATATTACTAGCACTTCCATCATCGTCATAATCAACTCCACCAATTTTATTAAATGTATTTGATGAACTACCTTGACCTGCTAAATTTAAAGTTTGATTGCCCTTGAGAGGGTAAATTGTAATAATTTGAGCTTTTTTATAACCTGTTAAACTAATTGTGTAAGTACCTGTTAAGTCACCGCTTAACTTAAAAACTGAAGCACTCGCACAATTAAAAGAAACTGTTCCTGTTAAAGTTGTAATTGATACAGCATCTGTATATCTGCCTTCTAGTTTGTCGTGTGTAACATTGTCATTTAAAATCTTTGCTGTAATAACTGAATCTGTTGCAAGTTTTCCACTTGTCACGCCTGTGTCTGCTAAAGAAATAGTTACTGCTCCTGTTGCTGAATCTCTCTCAATTGGAGCTGTTGCTGTTATTGAATTAACGTCTCCTGCATCGTCAGTATACAGTTCTGTAAAGTTGTCATTTACTTTGTCGAACGCTGATCTTAATGGATCACCTGTACCATCGTTAGCAGTTGTTCCTATATTTATTACTTGTTTAGCCATTTTTTATTTTTTAACTTATTTGTGTAGCATCTGCTTTATGTTGAGTTGTATCTGCTGTGTATAATGTTGTGTCTGCTGTAAATGCAGGTATTAGAGTCCAACAAGTTGGCGCAGAAAAATCAGGTATAAATTCAGTTGTAAATGAAGTGTCAGTACCCCAAGCGGAATTTGTTACCATATCACAATAAACTTTGCCCCAATTTATATTATTAGCCATATATATATAATTACTTTTTAACGTTTTTGTTATACATCTTTTCTAAATAGTTTTTTAACTTAACTATATTTTGTTGTTTAGGTTTGTATCTTACTTTTATTATAGTACCCATCCAGAAAAATTAGCATCCTTATCAGGATATACGTTATCGTTATTATTAGTGTAATATTCAGCATATCTTTCTGCTGCATAAAAACTAAAATGTTCTATCATTCTATCGGTGTAGTATTGTGCTGTTGTACGTTCTTTTTCAATTAAAAAATCTACTTCTGTTTTAGATACGTTTTCAGCGTTTTCACTACTATGTTTATAAACTCCTTTATTAGAAACAGTATAAGCAGCAAATGGTAAATACTCAACCATTGCCCAATGGCACAAGGTTGGCTTAATATGTATTTCTACTAACGTTGCATAATGACCTGCTAAATTACCTGCTATAATATCTGTACTTATTTTATCATATAGCTTTGTACCTATATAATTTTGTATATGTATGTTTTGGGCAATTTTAACGTATTGTATAAACTTATCAGTATCTACTCCACCTGATACATTAGTGTATTTTACAATATCTTTACGAGTAACAAATAATGCTTCAGCCATAACTATCGTGGTGTTGTAAAGTTTTTAGGTTTTATAAATCCCCTATTTTTCATATCTC